CATGGAGCAGATTGGACGATATTGGCAAAGAAATTATCGATTTTTGGCACTGAACGTATGATAGCTGGGGATTATGCTGCTTTTGATAAGACAGCTGCTCCTGAAGCGATGTTAGGTGCTTTTGATCAGCTCATAAAGATAGCAGAAATGGCAGGTTACACTGAACGTCAACTTACAATAATGCGTGGGATAGCAACTGAAATTTGTTTGCCTGTGTATGAGTTTAATGGCGTTTTATTGCAGATGTTTGGCTCTAATCCATCAGGACATCCTCTTACGGTGATAGTGAATAATATCATGAATTCATTGTACTTGAGGTATGCTTATTATGTGATGCATGATGGAGAAGAAGTTCCACCATTTGCAGATGTTATATCTCTTATGTGTTACGGAGATGACAACGCCATGGGAGTTTCTGAACTGGAGACAAAATTTAATCACACGCGAGTGTCTGAAGAGCTTGCAAAAGTAGGAATTGTGTATACGATGGCCGATAAAGAGGCGCAATCTGTACCATATATTCCATTTGAGCAGGTCTCATTTTTGAAGAGGCATTTTGTGTGGGATGACAATTTACAACAGTTTTTGGCCCCAATTGAGGAGGCTTCGATTTCTAAATCCTTGCACAATTATATAAAGCGTAAGGGTTCGGATACGTTGCCTGAGAAGATAGCCGCTGATGCAATTAAAAATGCACAGCGTGAGTATTTTCGTCATGGTCGCTCCGTTTATGAAATGCGAATGGAGCAATTGGCTAAAGTCAGGGATGAATGTGATTTGGTAGCCTATGTGGGAGATCTCCCTTCTTATTCTGAAGCAGTTGAAATTTATCAGCAAGCTTTGAATCGAGTTGGGAAAGATTCCACACAGGAACCGGATACCATTTGTTTCTGTTAGTATTTCGTACGGCGCTAGCCCCTTGCGCCGTTTCGCTAAAAAGGGGTTGGCAGTAACTGATTTACCGTGCAAACTTATGGTTCTCAATCCCATGAGTTGTACAGGAATGTTGCTGCTAGATTGTGAAGCATTATTTAGTGCTGGGTTGATCACCCGAAAATTTGAGCTCTGCAGGAATGCGATGAGTCTAGCATTCACATTAAAATCAAAATTGTCTTACTAAAAATATTGAACAGAATAATTTTAATATAAATAATGAGTATAGGAGAAAAACCAGTAAAGGGACGGATTTCACGAAACAAAC